CCCACCCTCAAGCGGAGACGATGATGTACCTACATCCTCCCATCCGTCGGGACCGCCTCTCCGTAGGCACATAATGCAATACCATTTCGTTGCATCAACAAAGAGACCGCGCCCATAAGCGCGGTCTCTTTGTTGTCCCTATTTACTCATCGTAAACCAATACCTCCCATTCACCCAAATTTCGCGCCCCGCAAACTTCGGAGAAGTCAAAACTAACTTATACGCCTTCTCATACCGTCCAGCAAACGCGGGCGGCGGAAACCCGCAAGTGTTTTTTCGGTAAACCGTAATAACCGCTTTGGTTTTATCGATTTTTGTTTTCGCGTATGCCTGCCAGCAGGCAGTCGGCACAGTCCCTTCCACAATCACCGCGCCCCGCTCGCGCGTCGGGTCGCCGCCCTCATAGACCGCTGTCACGTCCGCCAGTGGATTCGCCGCCAGCGCAGACGACACAACCGCAGCGGCAACAACGACCGCCAGCGCAAAGACCAGAAGTAACTTTTTGTTTTTCATTTTTCCTCTCATTTTATTTTTCGGCAAACGACGGTTGTATAAACCTCGTTGTAACCAGATGATGCCGCCCAGCCTAGCGCGTTGTTTGTTGCGCGTGCAATTTGGGTGTAGTGTTTTATTTCAAACATTGTCGAAGCGGTTAGTGTGTACACATTTATGGCAGTCGATGTTGTGGGGAGACCATAAGACGAATTTGCGTTTGCAGACATCCCTGGATGGTATGCTCCAGATGTTACGTTATAAATAAATACTTTGTGATTACCTATCAGAAACGCAGGCGCGATTGCTTCAATCACCCACGTGCCAGCCACCAGCGTAAACCTGTTCGACGACAAAGAGCAGTACCCGCTCTCGCTGGCGCTGATGGTGTTAAGCGTCCGTGTTTGGATTCCCGCAACCGACGCCCCCCCATGCGTGCCGTTGCTCTTCACGTCGGTCAATACGACGGTTACTTGCGGCGTGGGCGACGTGGGCAGCAAATTTACTTCGCTACCCCCTGGCGGCGTGTAATACAACCCATTATCCGCAAAGCGCAGCAGAGACTGCGCCGACACCGCCTGGCAGGTAAAGTCATCGATGGAGATGGTGCGCTCCGAGCCGCCAGCATAGGGGGGGCTTGTGTTTATGCTCACGCGATTGATATACGCCACAATCTCCCCCTGGGTAGTCGATGCGGGCGCCGTCAAAATTTTATGCTCCTCTAACCATTCCAACGTTGCAACAGGTCCACTCGATCCAGTTGTTACAGTCGCCGTTTTCGACCTGGTTGTCATGGTTTGCGTCGACAACAAGGTCCCGCCCGCGCTGTAAAATTTCACATCGATTTTTATCTCAATCTCTACCGATGTCGGCAGCGTCAAGAGACTTACCGCCGCCCTGCCAAACGTCCGCGCCCCAAATTCGTACATCGTCCCCGCCGTCAAAGCAAATCTTGCGCTCTCAACCTTGGGGTTGTAATAGTAGGCTGTTGATGTCCCATACCCCGCGCTCGCGTCCCAATCGCCAACCACGGCAGTCCAGTCGGTCATGTCGTTCGTCGCAAAATCCCCGTTGGGTATCTCTACCGCGCCCCCGCTCGACGGCTCGTAATACTCCAGCCGCGCCTCTGGGTAAGAGCCATTATCGTACAACCCAATGCGCAGCACGCGCGTCTCACTGCCCACCGTCGCAGTCTGGTACACCACATAACCCAACTGATTCAGCGTGACCAGCGCGTCCCCCAAAACCGTCCCGTTGAAATTGACATTGGTCAAATTGACCACGCCTGTGTCGATGTCCAGCCAAATCATTGGGCGCCCCGAAGCGTCGAAACCTGCCCAATGCGCGTGTATGCCATAATCGTCGAAAATATCGATGGCGCTCATCACCATGCGGGTAACGCTGCGCTCATCTGTCGCCAAATGCTGCAAGTCCCCAATCTCGCCCGACATCTCGTCCAAACTGCCCGCAGACACGTCCTTGACCTGCGACATAAACAGTTCATGCTCGATTTCGCGGAACTTGCCTATATCCAACGCCTGTTTTCCGTACATCAAATCATCTAATGCGCCCGTCATAACTCCTCCTCCAAAACAATCCGCGCCTTCTTCGGGTTGGCGTCATCGTACTCAATTCCCAAAATCCGCGCGCGTGCCTGCGCCCCAAACCCATCGCCGCTAAATCCCTCACGGTTCAAATCCAGGTTCCAAACATTTCCAACCCGCAAATAATTGTATGTTCCTCCAATGTCAATCGCGTGCGCGTCGAATTTTCGCGCGGCAGAAACGTGCTTTGCCAGGTAATCAAGCGCGTTTTTCTCCAGGGTCGCCGCCTGCGTCACCCCGCTAAACACCACCCCTTTTTGATACAGCCCATATTTTGCAATCGCTTCGTCGTCTCGCGCCACAAACGTTTGCCTTGACCCAGCCGTTGACGAATCGCTGATGGCAGTCACCTCATTCCAAATATCGCCGTCCTCCTCCAGCATATACTCGCGCATCTCCAGGTTATAGCCTTCCCGCAAATACTGGTTGGTGTCGCTGCCAATTCTTTCCAGCCAATTGCCGACCAAAAACAACCGACCATTCTCGTCCATGTCATACGTCACTTCAAAATCCTGCCCGCACCGCCCCGCCACAGACTGTATATGCGAGAGCGCGTCATTTCCCAACGTCTCTTCGCGGGCATTATTGTCCTCATAAATATCGTTGTAGGTAATTGGCTTGTCGTTGTTTGTCGCCGCATTAGTCAGTGATAGCGCTTGCCGAAAGATAGACCCAGCCGTCCCAGTAATTTTTTGAACAGGCGTCCCGCGCCATTCCAAAACCTTCTCCGCCTGGTATGCCTTTACTTTGATCACCCCGTTGCCCCACTTCCTGGGCGGGTAAATCACCCCAATCCAATCGGGCAGGTTTGCGCGACGGACAAGCGCATAATTCCCCCACCGCAAATACTTCTCCGTTGCATGGCGATCAAAAACAGACATATCCCACTCACAGGCTCCAACCACGCCCGCGCTCGCCAATACCCACGACCGCCGCGTTTCCGCGCGTATATCGCCGATAAAATAGCCGTCCTTTGAGTAGATACTGACCCTGCTGCTCATAAATTCCGCTCCTGCCAGGACACAGTAATATCGACGCTGTTGTCCCCTTCGCTCTCATACAGCAACGTATTTACCCCAGCGCTCAACGGCAGCCACTCTGCGCGGCTCTCATCGTCCAACTGCAACGCCACCGCCGAAAGGTCAACGTCCCGATAACATTCCAGGTTGTCGGTATCGATGACAATCGTCCTCCCCACAGGCGCGGGGTAAGCAATCTCGACCCAACTCCCTGTCTCTTGGTGGGTGAGCCTGAACACCTCGTAATTATTTGTCACCTCGCTGCCCCACCAAATCAACGGCACAACGTCGCCGTCCAACTCCAACGTCAAACCAGCAAACTCAAGCGCCGCATAATTCCCCGTCTTGCCCGCCGCCACGCCCCCGCCCGTAAACTCGAATCGAATATGCCGATATGTCCCACTCAGCGATTTCGCCCCTGTCACCGTAGACAGAGCCTCCCACGTCGCCGCCGCCGATGGGCTTCCTTCATTCGCCACCAAAACATATTTTTTCCCGTCCGCGCTCTTCTTCAAACTTGCCACGCTGGGGAAGCCCGCATCCTGCCGATACTTTTCTCCGCTCACCGTCACCGTCTTTATCCCCGCTGGGTGATACCCATCCCACGCCAAAGATCCCGCAGGAGCCTTCCACGCCGTCCCAACCTGGTACGCCTTCAACGCCATTCCCATTTCTGTCGCCACCCCCGCATCGCCATAATGATTCGCGGTATATATATCCGCCTGGGCTTCAACGCCCTTCAACACCTTTGGCGCAAACGCTCCCGCCCGCGCTGGGTTTGCAGGGTCATAAAATTCCGCCTGCGAGCGGGATGTATTCGTAAATGTCGCCAGCGTGTACAAGGGCTTATATTTGTCCATCGCGCTCGGAGCCGCCACCCCAGCGTTTCCATACATCACCCAATACCCAATCACATGCCGAATCACCGCCCCATCCGCGTGCGATTGTTCCGCTGTGTTCTTCTGCGCCCGCGTCACCCCAGTGATTTGGTACGCGGTCTGGTTCACGCCCGTAAAAGTGAAAATTTCCTGCGCCCCGCCGCCCAGGTCGATTGCCAAAACTTTGTACGCCTCCCCCGCCAGCGCCTTCAACGTCGCCTTGTTGGCAGCCGTCTTTTTTACCGTTATCGTTGTCACCGTCTCCGCGTCTGTCATCGCCCCGCTCAACGTCAGGCTTATTGCAGGAGGCAAACTCACATTCGCAATCAGCCTTGTCGTCGTCGTATTCGCCCCGCCCCCGCCCAGCCAATACGGAACCTCCTGCCCGCTTGCGTCATAAATCACCCGTATATCCGCCCCGCTCGCCTGCATCTTCCCCGCCGTCACCAACGCGCTTGTATCCCAATTGCCGCCTGCCAGGTTGATGGCATCGTTATACAACAGCGCAGCCCTGTTTGCCAGCGCCACAAATAAGTTGTGAGCATACCCGCTCGAACTTGCGCTGGTTGGCTTCACCCGCAGAATCGGGCGCGCAAATTCATTCCCGCCCACCGTCACCGCCAGCGTGTCCCCATCCTCCACTCCCTCAAAAATTTCTTCCAGCGTCTCCACCGTCTTCCAAATCGGGTCCGCCACATAAAACAACACCGTCAAAACATTGTGCCGCAATCGCGGCGTGCTCTTCACCTTCGCCATCACATACCACTGGCGATTATCGGTCTTGTCTTTCACGACCAGCGCGTACTCCGCGTTTCTGTGCGCGGGGAACCACTCCACAATCCCCCCAATCGCGCCCCCGTCCACCCGCTCCACCGTCATAGGCAAAGTCCGCCCGTCCAGGGTCAAACCGCTATACACGGGGAAATTATCCGCCCGCGCCACAGCCGTCAACGCCGCTTCAGCCTGCGGCGCCACGTCAATCGGAATTGTCGCCCGATACGTCCCATCATTCAACGTATGACCGTTGAACGAAACCACTTCCAATGTTTGAATGTTCATGATAACTGCCTCAGCAATCCCTCGCGTTGATTTGTGTTCTCATTCGGCATCACAATGCTCCCGTAATTGTTCAGGTAAATGCCCTGCTTGCTCCCGCTCCCAGCAAACGCCTTCCCCACCGCGTTCTGCGCCAACGCGGGCACGCTTGCCAGCGCAGGCTCGAACAGCCCCGCATTCACGTATGGCGTCAAGTTGAACGCGCCCAGCGCAATATTTTTCGCAATCCGCCGCTCCATCTTTTTCGATGGCGACTGTATCTCAAAGAACCCCTCGAACGCCCCCATCGCCGCTTCGCCCACCGCCTGAGCTGCGTCAATAATCGACTGCACATTATTTACCAGCCCGCTCACAATCCCATCCAAAATAGACTTTCCCAAACCCGACCAGCTAAAGTTCTTTATCGCCGCGCTCGCGCTTTTCACAATGTTAGACATGGCAACCCCAATCTTTGCCCCCATGCCCGAAACCCCGCTTACAATCGCGTCCCACGCCATGCGCCACGCCGTCCCCAGCAAATAGCCAAACTGATGCCAATCCCCATTGAACGCCGCCTGCCACGCCTTGATAATCGTCGTAATGTATTTCACCGCCCAAGCCACCACGCCCTGAATATTCATCCAATTGCTCTGCCATGCCAGGTACAGCGCGTACCCCACCGCGATCAATGCCGCCACCACGCCAATCACCACCAGCACAGGCGTCGAAATTGCCCCAATCACCCCTGCAATCGTCCCAACTGCCGTAATCAGCCCGCCCACCATCACCAAAATGGGACCAATCGCCGCCGCCGCCCCAGCCACAATCAACACCCACTTCTGTGTCTCTGGCGAAAGCTGCTGAAACCATGTAATCCCCTGGGTTATCCACCCCATCAACTGCGTTACATGCGGCAACAACTGCCCCCCCAACGCCGCCGCCGCATCCTCGTAACTCGCCTGAAGTGTACGCATCTGACCCGCCGCCGCCCCCGCCGTTTTCTCCCTATCTCCCTGCGCCGCCGCGCTCTGCTCCACCATCAACGCATACAACGCCTGGTAACGCGCCGCCTCGCTCAACGTCCCAACTTCTCCCGCCTGCGCCGCCGCCAGTTTATCCTGCACTTCCGCCATCGTCTGCGCCGCCTGTCGCGCCTGCAAACTATCGTCCCCATATTTTTTCACCGTCGCGTTGTACGCGCTCTGCGCCTGCTCCGCGTCCAACATCAACCCCTGCACCTTTGTCATATCCACCGAGGTCTCAATCAGCCCCATTTGCAGCGCTTTCTGCTCCACCGCCGCCTGGTTGACCTGAATGCCCATCGAGCGCAGCGGCTCATACTGCCCCGCCGTCGCGCTCTGAATTTTCGCCAGCGCGTCCGCAGGGTTCAGGTTATAAAACGATGACCAATCCGCGCCCAACTGCACCAGGTCTTCCGACCATTTCACCGTCTCTGCCCCCGTCATCCCCGCCGCGCTGCCCATCGCCCCAAAAGTAGATACAGCGTCCAGCGCCTTCTGCTGGCTCATGCCAATCGCATCCGCCGAGTTTTTGCTCCACGCCATTACATCCCCCGCCATCGAGCCAAACACCACATTTGTCTTGCTTTTCGTCTCTTCCAAATCAGAAGCGTATTTCACAGCCGCCACGCCCGCCGCCAGCACAGGCAGAGTCACCCCAACCGTCATGTTCTTGCCCGCCGTCGTCATATCCCCACCCGTGCTTTTCAGGCTCTTGCTAATACTCGTCGCAGTTTCCTGCGCCGATTGTTGCGCCTTCCGCAGCGTCTGCGAATACTCCACCGCATCCGCCATCAGTTTTACCGCCAGCGTCGCAATTGTTATCATCGTTGCCTCTTTACACAACCCACCCAAAAACATAATTGCTTTGTGGGTGGGTCGCCTCAAACCGTCACGGCAAATTCAGCGCGCCCAAACTCATAAACATCGCCTCAATCGCCCGCGCCGCCTCTTCCTCGCTCATCGTTGGCGTCTCGTCCTGCGCCGCCGCAAACTTCGGCATCAAATCCTCTGGCGTAAAAGGCGCGTCCTCCTTCCCCGTGTGCATCTGGTACAGCACATTCCCCAAAAACGCGCCCACAATCGCCATCCGCAAATCTGCTCGCTCCTCGCCAAACGGCTCCAACGCCTCGTATGCCTGCCACTCAATCAGGTCTGCGCCCGTCATCGAGCGCAGCATCCTGTTCACATTCGGGACCCCCAACTCCTTCGCCAGCCTCACGGCAAAACGCCGCAGTGGGTCCCGCTTTAGTTTTTTAGCGTCTTGTCCGCGCTCTCGTCATCCATGCCCGAAAGCCGCATCGCAATCTTTCCCAAACGGGTCAAGACCGCGCCGCTCTTCTTCGCCAGCGCCCCAACCTGGTCATCCCTGAAAATCCGCGTCCCGTCTTCCGCGTACAACGCCTTCACCAGCAACTTCGGCATGAAGTTCGTCATATCGGGCGGCAAAGGCTTTCCTTTCTCATCCCATTGCACCACTTCGCCCTGGTACTTGCTCGCCTGTTCCCCATCCAACCCGCGCACCACCACCCGCATCCCATTCCACTCAGGCACTTCCACCGTTTCGCTCGGCAGGTCGTTTACAGCCAAAATATCATCTGCGTAACTCATCGCTCATCCTCCTAAGACGGGGTAAAGGTCGAAACCGCGCCGCTCACCTTCAGCGTGAACTCAGCGGACATTTTTTTGTCAACAGGCGTGCTCGGCTTGAACTTCGTCACCAGCGCCGTAAACTGAAACCCCTTCGCCCCGCCTGGCAAAATCGCCTGCCAATTGCCCTTCCTGCGGTTCAGCAGGTCATGCAGCATCCCGTCCTCTTCATCCTGCGTGGCGTCAGACGGCAGCCAGTTCACCTTCACCCCAATCTCGCCGCCCGAAAGCAGCGTCCCAATATGCTCCTCCCACCCCCCGCTCCCATGATGGGTCGCCTCGTCCGTCTTCAACGAGATTTCAGGCGGGTTGAACTCCGTCACCTCGGCAATCGCCGTAAACACCTCGGTTGTCGCCCCGTCCCCGCGTTTCAAAATCGTGCCATAACCAGGAATAACGCTTGTAGTCATTGCTTTTCTCCTTTACGTTTTTTCAAAATTCAGCGCCTCGCGCCAAACTTATCGACCATGCCAGATAATCAAATCCAAATTCACCCAATGCCGATCCAGTTCAGGGTCATGGTTATCCCGCGCATTGTCCCCGTCCACAAACGTCGCGTAAACCGTCGCCCCGCCCATCGTCCCCACGTACCCCGCCGCCGCCGCAATCGTCTCCTCCGCCAACTGCTTCGCCGCCAAATACGTCGCCCCATAACACTCCAACTGATAGCGCGGGTGTCGCGTCGCGCTCGTGCCGTTCAGCGTCGTCTCAATCGGGTCGCTCACCATGAAATACAAAATCGCGGGCAGCGTTGGTTGTTGCGGAAGCGCATTCGGGTAAACGCGGCTACCCGCGCTCGTCCCTACCCCCGCTAAAAAAGAAAATAAGTCCTCTGCAAAAACGCTCATTCCTTCGCCGCCTTCTCCACCAGTTTCGTCAACGCCCGCGCCACATCGTTCTGCGCCGCTGTCTTGCGCTCGTCAAACGCGGGTCTCATGTACGGTCTCGCCTTTATCGTCACCGACCGCTTCAACACATACTGAACCTGTCCGCTCGGCGAAACCATTATCAAATTCCCGCCCGCCGTTTTTCGCAGCTTCAACTTCGGGTGCTTGCGCGGACTGTCCTTATAAGTCCCAACGGGGATAGCCAAATACTTCGCGCTCTTCGGCGTAACCACCCCGCCAAACTCATGAATCGCCGCATACTCCAAATTCGTCCCCACCTCCGCCACCGCCGTCCGCGCCCCATCCATCGCCACCTGAATATGCAACGACCGCGCAAGCACCCTTGTTCGCATCAGCCCATTCTTGCTGATGTTCTCAATTGCCCCATGCAAAAACTGCAACGCTCCATCCTTCGCCGCCTGCGCCAATGCCAGCCCTGCCACAGCCTCATCCAGCGCGTTGAACTTCCGCGCCAGTTCCGCCATGCCTGTAACGACAATTTCGTCGCTCATCTCGCCGTCCTCAACGTCAGGCGCGTCATCGCGCTCTCGCTGTCATGCTCCACGTTCAAAATCTCGTATGTCCGCGCCCCAACCACAAAGCGCATCTTCTCGTCCGCCGCGTAATTGCCAGCCAGCAAAGCCACGTCCGTCGCGTCCAGCCATTTCTGCGTGGCGCTCCGCCGTTCCCCGCCGCCCTGCGGCGAAATCCTGCACCGCACATTCGCCCACGCATCTGCCCAAGTCACAACCACCGCGCCCGCCCCATCCTGCGCCTCTGCCCCGCGCTGAATCGTCCCGCTCTGGTTGAAGAACGTATCTCCCAACAGCGTCAACAACAGCGAATGAATAATGGCTCCCATCCTACAAATCCCCCCGCAAAACCTGGTTCCTCACCCGCTCGCGGCGCGTAAAGGCGTTCAAACCCAGCTCCGCGTAATCGAACAAATCCCCGCCCTCGGCATCCTCAGCCGTCGCCTCAACCCGCAGCGTCGCTGCATGGTCGCGCAACGCCCGCGCCGTCTGCGCCCCATCCGTAGACAAATCCAAAACCCGAATCACCTTCAACACCAGCGCCTGGTTGCTCGCAATCGTATCCAACGCCGCCGCCGCCGCTCGCTTTACGCCGTCGTTCATCGCCAAAAAAGCCGCAATTTCAGCGTCTTCAAAAATCGCGTTTGCCTCAACGCGGTCATTGATTATCAACCGCACCCGCCCCGCGTCCGTCGTTGGATCATAGGTAAATGTCATCGCTCTGCGCTCCAATGGCGGCGGAAAGACTCGCGCCCTCCCGCCGCCACACTGTTCACTGACTACTGATCACTGCCCGCTGTCGCTACGACCCCGACCCGTTGGATCCCATGGTCATCTTCGGGTCGATGCTGGCTCCGCCGAACACATGGCGCACCTTGTACTCGATGGTATCGGTATCGAAATCGCCGCTCATCGCATCCTCGCCGCCGCCTACGCGGGACGAATTGGGGCTCTTGATGAAAATCTCAGGCTCCTCATGCCCCGCCAGGAAGTCGATCTGCATCGCAGCGCGTCCGCTGTTCGGGTTCGCAAACAAAAACCACGAGGTGTTGCCGTTCGCAGTGCTGGCGACAATCGGGATGTAATAATCCACATTCAAGCGGAACTTGGTCTTCATCCAGTTCGCCGCCACCAGTTTGGTATTGCTGGTGCCGCCCTTCTCGGTCAATTCCAATTGCAGCGCGTTGAGGTAATTCAACGCAACCACTTCGAGCGCGGGCGGCACAACCAACTCCACCGTATCGATGAAAATCGGCTCGCCATTTTCGTCGGTCTTACCCGCCAATTGGGTCATGGCGGTTTGCAGGGCTGCCACCGAAAGCGCTGGGTTGCTGGTCACCTTGTTCAGGTTTCCAGTGGTGTACACGCTGGCATGGGGTCCGCTTGCATCCACATATAGTCCAGTCACGAACTTCTGCTCAGAGCGCCGCGCCGCGCGTCCGTAGCGGGCGGGGATATCCGCCAACGCTTCCATGTCGTCGTTCATCATGGTTTCCCACGCCAGCGGGATTCTCCGCCCGCGTTTCGATACCGCGTATTCGATGGGAGTGTTCTCGTTCAGCTTCGCAATAGGATACTGCTGCTGTTGCTTCACTTCAGGCAAAACCTGGTCGCCGCCATAAACGCTGAAACGCTTCACGCTGCGGAAGTCGCGCACACGACCCACCTTCGTGAAATTGCGGTAACTCTGCGGGGTTTCCTGGTATGCCGCCAGCAACTGGCGATCCAGCACATCCCCGAACAAATAAGGGAAGTCGCTGGTGGTCATGGCTTCCTGCAATTGGTACATCGGGCGCTTCCCCGTATACACGCCTGCAATCAACTTCGCAGCTTCGGCAAGTTGTTGCTGGTAACGCGCAGACCTGCTTGTTGCGCCGCGCACAGACTTCCCTTCGCCGCTGAACAGCCTTTGGATGCTCGCCTCTTCGGCGCGGATGGTTTCGATTACTTCAAGAAAATCAGCCATTGTTTCCTCCTGGCTACGCCAGAACCTTCATAACGTTGATGGTGTCGGTGGAACCGCTGGCGATGGCTTCCATCGCAAAGCCAAACAAACGCCCCGTGTCCTTCTTGCTCAACACAGGCGTGTCCGCGTCCACATAATAGATTTTGTCGCCAACAGCCACAGCAGAATTGCCGCTGCCATTGATGCCTTTCACAGACACGTCCCACACCTTGCCAGGCGCGAAGTCCACAACGGTTTTGCCGTCGCTTTCCTCGTCAGCCAGAGCAACGCCTGTCAACTCGCCAACGCGCACAGGGTCGCCAGAGTTGGGTTCGGTCGGGTGCGAACAGGTCACAGGGAGTCCGTTCGCGCCGTCATACATCAAATTAGTTGCCATATTTCACCTCGAATTTTCACTGATTACTGATTACTGATCACTGACCACTGATTACTGATCACTGACCACTGACCACTGACTACTTGCGACCTTGCGCGGCTTTCTTCGCCGCGGCTTCGCTCAAACCAAGGTCTGAAAAAGCTCCTTCGAGCGTTTCTTCGAACTTGACATCAGCCTCACCGCCATCATCACTGGCAGACTCGCCCAGCCCCTTGATCGTTCCCAAGCCCAGCGTCTTGGTCAGGTATTCCACCTCAGCCGTCACCACTTCCGCGATTTTGGCTTTGAAGGCTTCCACATCCAACGCGCCGTCTTTCATCGGGGCAGCCATCGGCAGGCTCTCAATCAAACGCGCCTTGGTCGCCTCAGGCAGGCTCTGGCTGGCAAGCGCCGCCGTCACCGCATCCTTCGCGTCGCGCAACGCCAACGCTTCTTTCAGCCTGGCGTTCTCGTCAGTTGTTTTGCTCACAGTTGTCTGGAGCGTGGCAACGGACTCTTGCAATGCCTTGAATTCTTTCTCGTCCATACTGTTGCTCTCCTTTACAAAATTTGTTCCCACGCTCTCAGTCGTGGTGTTTTGAACAGCGCCACGCGCTGCTTCAAATAACGATACGATTTGACCGCCTGCCCCTGGAACGGTCACGAAATCAATACTCCTTCCCCTTGACAATTCGGTAACGATGGCGCCTTCGCGCCCCTCAGCCATTCCCTGCTGCGCCTTCCCCGTCGCGCGAATGCTCGTTCCGATATGAGGCGCAAGGTCATCGATGGCGGATTTGTACGACTCGAAAACCTTTGCATCCGCGTACAATCCAGCGCCCGCCTTACCATTTGCCATGTACCGCGCATCCGTCATCAGTTCAGCCGCGAGATTACGTAGATCACCCTCAGGACGTTCAGCCTCTTCCCGTGGCGTCTGGTGATTCCAATACATCTTCGTCCCCTTCTTGAAGACCTTGGGACCGTCCCGCTCCAGCACCTCGGCAGGGTAATAACCGCTCGATCCCCAACCAGGCTGGATGATCTTCACAGGGATCGTTCCATCCCCACGCACAGCTTTCTCGATCAACGGCACGCACATCGACTGAGCGCCACTCTCGACAAACTCCGCCGCCTCGCTGACCTGCTGACCCGCCGCGTCGCTCGGAGCCTCGTCCCACGGACGCCGCTCGAACAACTGCGGAGCGTTCTCCGTCAAATGCTGGTGATACCCATCCAACGCCACCCCAATCGCGCCAGACAAAACCTTCCGCTCATCGCGCGTCACATTCCCCTGCCCGAACATATCGTCAGCCATATTCGTCAGCGACAAATGCAAACGGCTCTCCAGCCACTCCGCCAGGTTCATCTTCTCCTGAAACGGTATCTCAGCCGAAACCCCAATTGACTCCAGAAACTTTTTGAATAGATTTTTTTTCATGCGATCTCCTTTTACTGATCACTAATTACTGACCACTGAGCGCTGAGCGCTGTTTACTTTTTCGGCAAACTTGAAACTGGCTTGCCATTTACTAATATGCCTGAACTCAAAACCTCACTGGTTGAGGCTGGCTTATGATTTTTCTTTTTTGGGGTCATTTTGCAATCTCCAAAATAACAGTGACGCCACCGTTGTCCATGAGTTTTATTTCTTTGACAATCATTGGCGTTCCAGGGGCAAATAAAACCTCAGCCTCCTCTGGAAGACCAGACAAACCATCAAGGTAAGCCGCTCCTGTTGTCCCTTTTGGAATAAATATGTCATAGTTGATTTGATTACGTTGGTCTCTAATATTGTTCATTACCGAGGTTGACATAAATCCTTGATCAACAAGGACATCGCCAGCTTTCACGGAACCACTTTGAAGGGCATCATATAATTCTGGATACCTGAACCCACGCGTAACCTGTAAATCCATAGGGATTGCAGGCGAGTTTTCAAGCGCTTCTCTTGCCAGCCTAATTGATTGCGCTATTTCATCATCCACAGCCGTATAATTTCCAGTACGCAACGCTTCATTCATGGCTACATAGCCGTCGTTTGTATATTCAAATATTGCGTCTTTCTGCTTATCGCTTAGATTGCTTTTCCACTTACTGGCTGTTGTATCAAATCGTAAATCTGCATCATCGGATGATTTGAAACGAGCGCCAACTCTTGCTTTCTCAACGCGAGGAGTTGTATCTTTGACGCTATTTTCTTCTTTCTTCATTCTGTATATTTCTAAGCATCTGCACCCTGGAAACCTCAACGGTCCCATGTGTCCGCTCGCATGAGCCTTATCGAAAGCAATCCAGCCGTCAGCCTCGTTGGCTTTGCAACCCTCGCTCACCTTCGCATCGCCAACCGTTGACCACATCTTTTCCATATCCAGCCCAGCATCCTGCAAATCCTTTGCCACAATGCGGTTGCCCTCCTCGTATGCCTGCCCTATTTCCGTCACCGCAATCAAATGGGCGCGGCTGTCGATATGTTCCTGTGGCTTGCCAACGGCAAAGCCTTCGAACCGCTCGATGATCGCCTCCGCCGTCCGCTTGTACGACCATCCATCATCGGTTGCCTTGGTAATCAACGTTTGCAAATACTCGCGCGTGGTCTCGTTGATTTTTGCGACTCTATCCGCGCCATAATTCTTCAAGTAATCCACAGCGCGCGGGTTCTTCAGGTCAAAGCTCGCCCTGATACCCATCTCTGCCAGCGCCCCAGTGCCGCCATATTTCAGCGCCTTGGTCGCCGCCGCATCGATTGGAGCCGCAAACAGCTTCACCGTCTCCATCTGCACCTGCGCCCAAATCATGTTCACTTCATCGGGAGGGACCGCCTCGCTGAAAGTCATCGTCAGCCATTCGTCATACGTCTCGAACGGATCGCTTGCGCTTTCAGAAAAACGCCTGCCAACCTGGCGGAACTTTCGCGCCATCAAATCTCCCTGCGCCCTGAACCCCTTCCGCATCGCAGTCTCCAGCGGATAGATCAAACGCTCCGCCTTCTTCCGCATCCCACCCCGCGAAACCGCCTCCAGCAACTCCTCAGCCAGCCGAAGAACTAACTCATCATTCATAAGTTATCTTTCTCCTCCCCCATTTTGGTACTCTCCCCAAATGGGGGAGGTTGGGAGGGGGCTTCCTTGAATTCTTTCACCGCGTCCAAAAACTTCCGCGCTGCCTCTTTTATCCTCGCCTCACTGCTGGGTATCGAAGCCGCGCCAGTACCTGCTGGCATCGTCGCGCCATCGGGGAATATCTCCGCCATGATCTCGTCGATGTCATCCTGCCCCAAAGCAGAGAGGATCAACCGCACCCCAATCTCTGGCGGAATCAGGTTGATGATCTCCTGACCGTTCAACGTCAACGCCGTTACCACCGCCTGCACCGAAGTCTGTACGTCCTTCTCCAGAATGGGCGGGAAGTCAATATCCAGCATCGTACTCACGCCGCTGTTCCACTTGACCTTTTCGTCTTTCTCGCCGTCATCCAGGATGTCTTCAACGGTTCCCAGGCTCTTTACCTCGCTGTTGTACTTCGCCGCCTGCAACATCACATAATTTATGATGGAACGCAAAACATCCGTCCACATCGTCTGGCGTTCCTTCATTGCCAGTTCTGTCGGTCTGTCCATCGTCTTAGCCGTGGCAAACGTCCCCACGCTCACATCGCCAAAATACGTTTCTGGCAGTCCAACAGCCGCCGCCACCATCAACAAAAAACGCCTGCCATCCTCCGCGCTGATCGCCGCCCCGCGTAACTGCATCGGCTGCAAATCCGTCCCTTCGCCCAAAAACGCCATTGCCCCAGTCGCAGGCGCAGGGTTCGTCTCGGTGGAAGTTCCGCCAGTTGCCAGCGTCGTCGCCATCTTTGCCCGCTCCGCCGCAATCGCCTTCTTCCCGCCCTTCGTCACACGCTTCCACGCAAAACGGCTATAAGCCCGCATCAGCGATGCTACGTCCTCCAAAAACTCCTTATACGCCCGTGCCCAATCTACAGCCTGGTAAATCTCGCTCACGCCAAACTTCCAGTTGCTCATGCCCCCCGTTCGCACGTGATAAACGGGAGTGCCCCACTTCACTTCCATCCCGCCGATTTTCTTCATGCGGTTCACGGGGTTATATGTCCAGGCTGGGTAACATGCCTTTTGGGTTTTCGTCACCCGTCGCCCATCAGCCGTTATTCCCTTCTCCGTCCACTGCCTCACGTAATACCAGGGACTCTTACTGTCCTCTGGGTCGCTGATAATCTCGCTGATCTCGTCGAACGGCAGCGTGCGTACTCGTACCCGCCCATCGGTGGGACGTGTAAAAAATACAAAGAAAATATTGCTTTCCACTCGCAGGTCATATTCCTTGTAAATCTGCGCCTGGTGACTCGTCAACTCTGCGCGGTTCTTCTCATCGTCCCAGAAATCCTGCAAGACCTTGTTCAACACAGGGTTCTTGAACTTGACCGTAATCCCCTGCCCCCATACATACAAAGCCTGCACCAGCACCGCGCGGTTCACCAGCGGGTTCTTGATGAACATCATCCGCGCCAGTTCCACGATCTTCCGCAAACCGTCGCGGCTGAACTCCTGCTGCCCCTCCATCATCAGGCGCATCCAGTTCGCATCCTCCAGCGCCAGTTCCAACTCTGCCATGCGCTCGGTCAACGTCTCATTCTCGAAACTGGCTTGCGCCAATTCCTGAAGCGCTGTTTCCTGTAATTGTGCCTGCCGTCTATTTTTTGCCATACTGTCCTTTTTCCTCCTCCCGCCAATTCGGTGTTCTCCCGAATTTTGGGGAGGTTGGGAGGGGGTTATATCGGGCTGATATTCACCCGCTCCTCGTAAACCAACTCGTCTTCATCGTCCTGGCTTTCCTTCATAACCTCGACGATTTCGCGCATTTTGTTGTACGCCGTGCTCGAAGCGTCCACCTGGTCTTTGAAGCGCCCCTTCGGAAACGCCGCCAGTTCATCCATGTATTCATCGTTCCATCCGCCGCGCACCAGGCGCACACGCCCTGCCTGCGCCATCGTTGCAAACGGACCTGCATTGGTCTCTTTATCTCCAGTCACCTGTTCATAGAAACCGATCAATCCGTTCATGCCCAGGTTGGCATTGGTTGCCTTCGCGCTGTCCAATCCCGCGCTCCCAGGGTCTTGCGGGTGAAGGATCATGTGCGGACCGTCGAGCGCATAATCCTGTTTGCCGATCTCGATCATCTTGCTCTCGCGCTCTGCCGAAGAGACCTGTCCCTTCCACACATGCTCCACGTAGATATAGTCATCGCGTCCCCAGGTCATCTTCACGCGGCTCGATCTTGCCCCGCCGCCCTGCGTCGCCGCCTTATCCCATCCGCTAATCCGCACCCATACCTCGCTCGGAGCCTGATCCACAACCGCGAACCAGTCCCGCTTGAACGTCGATCCTTGCTTGGCAAAGGGAGATTGCTGTACCAATGCCTCGAAGTCATAAAGACCCATGTCAGCCTTCATGCCCGCCATCCACTTCTCGTCGTACCAAGACGGGCAAAGCGCCGCGCCTGGCTTGCGCCCCAGCGGGTCGCTCAAAGGCAGGTACACGCCGTCTCGCATTTTTTTGCGCTGCTCTTTTTCATCCGCTGGATATGTATCCAATGCCAGTCCTGGCATACATACGACATCCCATTGACTTGCAAGCGGGTCGCTCACCATGCGCCCCAACAACCTGCCTGCCAGGTCGTCTGGGTGCCAGCGGGTGTGGAAAATAACAATCGCCCCATTGGGACGTAAACGGGTACGCGCCGCAGACTTGAACCAATCATCGACAACGTCTCTTCGGCTTTCGCTCTCAGCCTCATCACGGTTCTTGAACGGGTCATCGATAATGAACAGATGCGCGGGCAAGCCTGTAATACCGCCGCCCACGCCCGCGGCTTTCACGCCGCCTCGGTAGGGCTTCGCCAAATCCCACGCCTCGGTCGATCTCGAATCACTGCTCAAATCGACAGGCAGAGCCTTGCTGCTCTTCTGCCCAAATACCGCCTGGTATTCGTCGGTCGTAATCTGGTCGCGAATAAAACGGCTGTTTACAGTTGCCAGGCTGTCGCCGTAAGAAGTCAAAATAATCCTGCTGTCAGGCAGCAAGCCCAAAAACCACGCGGGGAAATTTCGGCTTGCAATTTGACTCTTGCCATGTTGCGGCGGAATAAAAATCATCAATCGACCAATACCCTGTTTGCCGCCGCTCGCCACATAAAGCGCCACCTGCTGCATCTTCGATGCCAGGTAACGCACGTGCGCGGGCGTCTCGTAACGTGGGTCTACATACTGGCAGTACGCAAGGAAATTCTTCCGCGCCTGCTCGCGCAGTTTCTTTTCATCCTTCGCCTCTCGCGGAGTCATCTGTAAGCCGCTGTCCAACGGGGGGAGCATTACTTTTTCTCCTCCGTGTTTACGCCAGCCGATAATTCCTCTGCCGCTTTCGCCAGGTCGTCCAGCATGTCCTCGTCCACGGTATGCGCCCCGCCGTCCGCCTTCTTCTTCAACACCGCCGCCAGTTGAGTCAACGGGATGTAATCGCCAGTCATCTCCATAAACAGCTTGAGGTGGTTGAAATATTTATAGTCATCGCCAGCCTTCTTCATGCCTTCGATCAGGCTCTTGAAACTATCCCCTCGGTGCTCCCACATCTCTGCCGATTGCAAAATGGCGATCTGCGTCTCAATGGCAGGGTTTTTCTTGCGCCATGCCATAATCGCGCGGTCGCTGGTCAAGTTCAAATACCTCCGCGCAAGTTCGTCCTGCGTCTCTGGGTATCGTCCCTCTTTCGGGGTGGACGCCCACGCAATATAAACCGCCTGCCGCCACGGCCACCCGCCAGTGATCAACGCCTCGAAGCGTGAAAACCACGCAGGCTGGTTTGCCTCACCCTTCAAGGCAAGGAAAGCCGAACGACCAGCCTCCGACCTTATCCGCGCCTCTTCGACAGAAACGCCGTCGCTCTCGACCTCTGGCAATTCCAGGTCAAGAGCAATCTGCTGGTATTCATCCTTCAATTCGTATACTGGCTTGATGTTTGGCATTTTATGTCTCTTGCTTTTATTTCTTCATGGCGTCAACGCGCCGCTATTTACGAGCATGATAAGAACCATAACCAAAAACGAGCATCCGCTCACCACGAACTGCGCCACCAAAGCCCCAATCACCAACCAGATAAATTTATTGACATTGTTTATCCAGTCGCTGTGCCGCCTGTTTTCAGAAACGAGGGACGGCTTGCCATTGCCAACGATTACAGCCTGGTACAAGCTCTGAACTTTATTCGCCAGTTCCTGCTCCCCTGCAATGTGCAGCGTCAACTGCTTGCCAATTGACTCCAACGTCCACAAGCCGTCCTCGCTCATAATCTTATTTCTTCAAAACGCTGAGCGAAACAAGGGCGCCCTGGGCGCCTGCGCCGATAATCAATGCAGAAAACATTTCAATCGCGCCGATAACCTGCTCCTCGCTCAATGGGAAGTCAACCCAGAACGCTTTTGCGCCCAGCACGATAATGCCAGCAGCCAACGAACGGAACTTCCAACTGCCAAGCATGGCTTTGAAATTGTCGCCAATGCGCTGCCCTTCCAGACCCTCGCCCACCAGGTACGCCGCCAGCAAGCCAAAGAAACCAATCGTCTGCTCCTCGGTAAAGGGCAGGTCTGGGAACAATGCGTTCAGCGCAAGAAACACAATGCCCGCAATCAAAGCAAACAGCATACGAATACGATTTTTATCCATCTGAATCTCCTTTTGAATTCTCCTCCTCCCCCAAATTCGTATCTCCGAATTTGGGGGAGGTTGGGAGGGGGTGAAAACAAAAAAGCGCCACCGCGACATTTCTGTCGCGATGGCGCTCTCCATCACAAACCTTTGACCCCGCCTATTTTCCTCCCCCATTTCGGCGCTCTCTAAAAATGGGAGAGCGCAGGGTGGGGGGTGGATTGCTGGGTCAGCGAAAATATTCTATTGCACAAATATTTTAAGTCAATTTCTAAAATTTAACAAGAGTCTCAAACACAAATTCTAATGTTGTTTGTGTTGCAAAATTGCCTCGCCAACCATTGCCACCTCCTCCAATAAAAAATTGAAATGTCTCAAATGTTCCACCTGTTTCCATGCCGCCCGATCAATTTCGCTAATCCCCTCCGCCATCTCCTGCACCTTCGAAAAACAAAGCTGGAGTTTGTTCAACTCCAGCCTGTAAACTTCCTTCGGGTCAATGATGTATTTTCTTTTCATTTTTGCCCCTTGGCATATTCGCCCTTGCAGTGCAATCGGTCGCTGATGTCCCTCAACTCACCCGCGATATGCCTCAAATCCCCAACGTGACCCCAGTGGTGCCCGCCTGCGCCGCTTGCGTTGCGATCATGCGCCTGCAATCCCGCCTTTATCTCTTTCAAAAGTTTCTCTATCTCAGCCTGCGTCTCTTCATACTTTTTCAAGCTTCCTTCTCGGCTGGTAATGTTGCGTTTCTTCGCGTTTTCTTTTTTGATTTCCAAAATTGACTTTTTCATGACTGCCGCCTTACAACTTATCTTCTTCGTCTTCACAATCTTCTTCTTCTTCGATCTCTTCCTGCAACCGCTCGATCCATGTGTCGCAGTTCAAATCTCGGCTCAAAAAACCATGATCGTCTGAAGCCATAATCTTCAAATGATCCACCAGGTAGGCTTCCGCGTTTCTGTCATTTGTCAACCTGACTGCGTCGTCCAAGAGGTAAATCGCTTCTTGCAATAATGTTTTAGCCTCTTCAATGTTATCGATTGCCCGTTCGTGATTTTCCTTGCTGTTTTTCATGATTGACTCCTTTGTTTGATTTTCGCCATTAGGAAGCGGAACGCAAAGGAAGTCAAGCAATTTATGTGAGCAAGATTGGCGTCAATCCTGTAAACAAGCGCCACCGCTCGATTATCACCGCCGCATAGATCGGATCCAATTCCACCGCCCTGCACCGCCTGCCCAACTGCTCGCAAACAATCACAGTCGTCCCACTCCCTGCAAATGGATCAAGCGCCAAATCGCCAGGCAAACTTGAGTTGACTAACGACCGCTCGACCAATAAAAGAGGCTTCATCGTTGGATGGTCATCGCTGCGCTTCGGTCGGTCGATTTGCCACACATCGCTTTGTTTGCGATCCACAACCTCACGAATCCGACCTGCATCTCCACGCCATCCATACCAAAGCGGCTCGAACTGTGTATGGTAATCTTTGCGCGAAAGCACCAGTTGATCCTTCATCCAGATAATCGTGCTCGACCAATGGAATCCCTGTTCCCTCAAAGCCTTGTCGATGACGGGCCACTCCTGGGCGCTCATCGCCAGGTAGATGGGTGCGCCCTTTTCGCTGGCGTCGTAAATACTCTTCACTGCCGCGCGGATAAATTCGGGGAATTTGTCCCCCAGATTGTCATTTTTCATCGTTCGCTTTTTATATCCCTGCGCGTTATCCTTCTCGATGTCCTCTCCATACGCAACATTCCACGGTGGGTCAGTCCATGTAACTTTGACCTTTTCGTCGCCGAGCAAAGCCCTCATCACGTTTACGTCTCTGCAATCCCCAATAAATAGCCGATGGCTTCCAAGCGCCCACAACTGACCCTCTTCCGTTTTCCACTTCTCGACCAACTCATTCGCATGTTCCACCAACTCAACAGGGTCCGCAGTTTCTTCTTCAATTTGACCGCCAGCGTCGAGAAGCAATTTTTGCAATTCCTTGTCGAGAAAACCCAGAGCGTCAAAATCCAGACCAGCCGCTGCATCCTCTGCAATGACCGATGCGTCCCACGCCAGGTCTATTTCCGCAACTCTGTTATCCAGGTATGCCAGTCTCCGCGCTTCGCCAGTCGCATCATCCAGGTTCAAATCCTGACGCTGCACAACGACCAGTTCATCTCGGCTTGTTGGCACAATCCGAACCTTCAGTCCCGCCTTCCTCGCTGCTTCCAGGGTTTTATTTCCAGCAATTACGTTTCCATCTTTATCAGTCAAAATGGAACGCCCTGCCCCCAACTCTCGTATCGACTGTTCAAGAAGTTCTTTCCCCCGCCCTGTGCCTTTGTTGGCGTTGCGCTTATCGAATTTCAAATCATCCATGTTGGTTCTCCTCTCCCCCTAAATCGCGCTCTTCGATTTGGGGGGATGTCGCTGTACCCAGCGACAGGGGGGTCGGATTTTTGCCCGTCAATAAATTCCACCTCTCCAATGTAGCCGCCACATATTTCGGCAGCAACTCTGCCCCACGGCAAACTCTCCCCATAATCTCGCACGCGATCAACGTTGTTCCACTCCCGCAAAACGGCTCGAAGACAATCTCACCGCGCTTTGTATAAAGCATCAAATGGCGCACTGGCAATTCCAGCGGGAATGCCGCTTCATGTCCGTTTGACCTGGCATTCCCCTTGATGTCATCCCAGTACGCCCTCAACGCCCACGACATGCCCGTCCATTCCTGACCACGCTGCTTTCCTTGCTTGTGATAAAACGCCAAAAGACTCTGCACGTCATCCTCGCGCAGGGCATCCTCGAAGCGCATCGGAGCGCCATCCACGTTTTCATAGGTTCCCAAATACTCGCAGTGCTGGTCAATCACGTCTGTCTTTGGCGACGTAGCCATCACCTGACCTTCCTTCAGCCAGTGTCTTACATGCCGCAGGTTCCACCCACGTGAGCGCAACTCATTTGTCCACTGATCGATCAACAGCAATACATGACGCTTTTGTTTTTTATCAAACGCCGTTGTGAATCCAGTTCCAGTGTTGATCACCACCCTGCTTCCATCTCTGCAAGTTGCCGCGTCAATCACACAGCATACCTTTTCGATGAATTCCGCAATTTCCGTCTCACTCTTTTGTTCTTCATACTTCATCCCCACCCAATACGGCGGACTGGTAAACGTGAGCGTCGCTTTTTGTGTACCCATAAGGTTATCGATATTGGTTAGGCTCGTTGTATCTCCGCATACCAACCGATGAGCGCCAAGCGTCCACACCTGCCCAGTCTCCACGCCCCATTTATGGATCAGTTCATCTCCGTGATCGCTTTGATCACCTGGGTCTTTTCCAGTCTCATCTCCCAGTCCAGCCTGATCGAGCAACTGCCGCAGTTCCCCCTCGAGGAAACCTATTCCGTCAAAATTCAAACCTGATACAGCATCCTCGGCAATCTGCTCCGCATCCCAGTTCAAGTCCAACTCGCCTACGCGGTTATCCAGATACGCCAGCCTTCGCGCCTCGCCCGCCGAGTCTTTCAAATCCAGGTCGTCGCGCTGCACCATTACCAATTCATCCCGCTCGCTTTTGACCACGCGCACTTTCAACCCTAACTTCTGCGCCATCTCCAAGGTCTTGTTTCCTGCAATTACATTCCCGTCCTTATCGACCAACCCTGAGCGACCTGCGCCCAATTCCTCCAGGGATTGCTTGAGCAGTTCCTGTCCACGCCTTGTGCCTTTGTTGGCATTATTCTGATCCAGTTTCAGGTTCGTCATCTTTTACCTCGCTCTCCAATGCTTTGACCAGGTCATCCAATTCCGCGTCTGTTTTGACGCCTGCCTGTCCCCTGGCAGTTAGCGCCGCCAGCAGTTTATGGGTGGGCATGTAATCCCCCATCAATTCCAGCGCCAATTTGCGGTCATTGTGACTCTTATATTCAGGCTTCACTGCCACAGCCACCAGCGCCGTATAAATCTCCGCTCGATGTTTGAACAGCGGACCCGCCTGCATCATTCTTACCATTTCATCGATGGCAGGGTTTTTCTTCCGCCACGTCATGATTGCCCGATCACTCGAAAGCCCCAGGTGATTTCGCGCCAGGTCTTCCTGCGTCTTTGGTTCTCGGCTCCCCTTCGGTGTGGATGCCCATGCAATGTATGCCGCCACCCGCCACGGCCACCCACCCTTGCACAATTCCATGTAATCGTCCAACCAGCGCGGCGACCCAAGCTTTCCAACCATCCCCTCCAACGCCTTACGTGCCACCTGTTCCCGCAGCCTCATTTCATCAAGATTGATAGCCTCTGATGCCGCCCCTTCGACCGCTGGCAACTCCAACGCCAAAGGCAGTTGATAACTAAACTTTTGTAACGGCATTTTTCTCCTTAAATAGCGAACAGCCAGCATGTGGACTGCGGGCCCGCATGTGGCTGTTCGGTTTTTATTTTAGAACGTGCGTTCTATTTTGTCAAGTATTCATTTCTTCCTCATTATCCTGTTGACCAATCCCAGCCCCTTGGACTTCAACCGCAACCCCAGCGGAGCCTTCTTCCCGCGCGCCTGAAACCCGTCACACCCATGCTCAACCCCAACCCGCATCAAAAACCACTTCGACTGCGAGTTCGAGCACCACTTTCCAGTTCCAGGGATGATCTCGTCTCCGCTCCCTGGTTCACGATAATACTGACAGTTTTGACAAATAGGCTTCATGACCACATTTTACTTCTTTTCATCATCATGATTTACCCCTATGTTTCTATGTCTATACTGAAGTTCAACGATATAAGAAAAACGAAACGGAGAAACGCCACGTTTTTCCCAGTGCGTAGTGCAAGCATTGAACTCCCTAATAAATACAGGATACGACATCGGCTCGCCAAAGCGACTTTCTTCACCTTCGCTAAAGCCAGCAAAAAACATTTTATCTTTCAGAATAATGTATTTTTCAAACTTCTCTTTTTGATATTCACTCATTTCGGCATCTCCCTCCACTCCTGACCATCCAACACGTGCCCAGCCAGTCCCTTCCCCACGCGGACCATCACCTCACCTGCCACATCGATTGGTCGATACTTGAAAGTGGTCTTGTCCGTAATCCACGGCAAATGGCTGAGTGGGGCGTGTGCGCCCCACTGTTTGAAGTAAAACGGGATATTGTTTGCAGAGCAAAAATCCCGCGCATTTCGTGCCGCGCTCGGTGGCATCCCCCGCGCCTTCGCTCCGCTCTCCCCACCGCATACCATCCAATCCAAAAACTCCCAGCCATACCAGCCAACAGCCTCCAGCGCAGGCTCGTAACTCGCCCACGTCCGCCAGCCGTTTCTATGTAAATAATTCATTGGCTTCAATCGCGCATCCGCCGCTTTCTGGTTTTCAACGCTCACCCCCAACAGAACATTTGGCAGCGCATCCCGCAAAGTCAAAATTTCCGCCATTCGATCAGGACGCTTTGTCAAAACGTAATAAGTATGCCTGGGCGTAGATTCCATCACGTCGAATATCTGATAAACATGCAATGGGCGCGTCGTATGGTGGAACAAATCCCCCATAAAAGACACGAGTATATTTTGCGGCTTTCTCCACTTGAGCGGTTCCTTCAACTTATGCGGCAGGAAAACAGTCTGCCCGCTCCAGCGTCCGTCATCATCCACGGCAACTTGGTACTCAGGTCGTCCCATGCCCTTCATACGGATCGCCATTCGCAGCGCCCAGCAGTTCATGCACCCATCGCTTTTCTTACTGCACCCCACCACCACATTCCAAGCCTTACCGCCGTAATCGATTCCTGTTTCCATTTTATGCCTCCGTTATTCCTGCAAGAACAAACGAAAACGCCTGTCCGTATCTATATCCTTCTTCATCTTGCGTAGTTTCCGCCCCAACAGCAACGCCTTGGTCTTCCACTCGCGGCGCTGGCAAATCTCAACCGCATACTTCACGATATAAATATCGTCCAACACGTCGCTCTTCAAATGTGGCAGGGATGAACTCAAATCATCCACTGAAGTCGAAACCAAATCCAACGCCCGTTTCCGCAGCTTCATCTCGTGCATCTTCGCATCCAGGTCTTTATCGAGATTGCCCATCATGCGCCTGCCTTTTTATATGACCTAATTTCAGCCAGTTCGCAAACGCGAACGGCTTTCAAGATATAACACTCCTGGCAAAGATAAATTTCCTCACCCATCGAACTATCTTGATCACTCAAAACGATCACTGCATCGTCAGCGCCAGGTGCAAATGACTCAGATAACGCCAGGCTACCACCCAACATTGCAGTCAACCCAAAAACCTGCCTGGCAGAGTTCGGTTTTACTATCGCCATACTCACGCGCAAAACGTAAAAGCTGAACCCAACTGGACTACCGCAACAATCACACGCCCGCAAATCTGAAATTTTCATCTTCACACCTTCTCCTTTTCATAAAGCGAACCCAAAATATTCAGCGCTGGCTTGTCATTCCACCAGGTACGGTGTGCCTTGCACACATCACACTCGATGTCATGCGCTGTGCCGCTCAACTCAGTCAGCACATTTGCATCAATCAGACGACTTGCAAAAACTGCGCGGCGAAATAGCAACAATCGCTCGCCACCATGCGCATTGGTACGTAACCCAAGCACATGCCCATCTTTCCGCTTGCAAAACCACAACTGCCCCTTTCGTCCGTCCGCTAATACTCCGTCCATAGCGTCTCCTATAAGTCAATCCATCCAACCGCCACGCACGCTGGCGGCATCCACTCAGACTCGAACAGCATCACCCCATCCACCTCCACGCCATTTTCCACACCCCTTGGCAGCTTGCTCACATACGCAAGCCGAGGATAATCCTTGAAAAGCCGCAAATACTCTTCAGCCGCCTCGATCAGTTTCAAACTCACGCGGTCACTCTGGGTCAAACTCCGAAATACAAACGTCTTTGTCACAACCCAGCCTTCACACCTCACGTCCACCGCGCCATTCCACAAAACGTCATCTCCCATAATTTTCTCCTTCTTCCTCTCCCCTCCCCCACGCCTGCCATCTGCCCAAATTGCGCACCCAATCCAGCGCACGCCTCCAAACACAAAACAGGGTGGGGGAGTTTCTGACGGTTAAGAATATTTTTTCATTATTGACGGTTAATTATTAATCATCGAATCGATTGAAGAACGCGTCTGCTGCCTGCTCTGCCTCGCGCACCATCCGCAAAACTTCCTCGTCGGGCGTCTCCGCGGTCACCGCCGAAAGCGCGCTGCCCATTCGCAGCATCCGAATCACGCTGGGGAATTTCGTGCGCGGCGGAAGCGAAGCCAGCATGTTCAAAATATCGTCATCTGCGCCAGGCAATAAATATCCATCCAGCCGCACCCGCACCTTTTGGGCCTTATTCTTTGGTCTTGCCATTGGGCTTGTCCTTGAACTTCAACGCCATCTTATACAGCCCGCGCGAAATCGCCATCACAGGCTCATCCAGCACAATCGCCTTCCCGCTCAACATCTGCGGCATATACCCCTTCAACAACTCCGCGCCGCCGCCAACCACCAGCACAGCGGCAAAGCGTTTGTAATACTTGCCCCAGCGGTCTTCGATTGCACCCGAAACGCGCTGGGAATAATCATCGAGCGCCATCTGCAACATCGTTTTTTCAACGCGCTTGTTCCGCAGTTTCATATCCAACTCGCCGAGCGTGTACGGCTTCTCGCAATTCAACTGCACCTCGTACCTGCGATTCAGGTCTTCTAGCAGTCTCGTCACGCCCATCTCAATCCCGCCCGTAAAGCGGTCGATGTCGCCGTTGTCGCGCGTCAACATAAACTCGATGGTCTTGCGCCCAATCGACAGCCCAGCGGTTTCATCCACCCAGTACCGCGCCCGCTCAGGCATCATCACGCCATCAATCGTATACGTGTAATCGAACATAATCCCCTGCGCCTGCGGCTTCAAAAAGACCTCCGCAACCTCCACGCGGTACTGCGCCCCGTCAACGCTCCACTCATGCGCCCCAACCATCCACTTCTTCACCGCCGCCTTATATTCCTTCGCCGTCGCCCCCAGCAGCATCTGAAACGGAAGCCCGACCATCAGCGAAAGCGGCTTGCTGAACTTGCCATAATCCTGCTGGTACTTGGTCAAAGTCGCATAAAAAATCGAATGAATTTCAGACGTTCCCGCCAGGCGGTCAAACGCCAGATTCTGAAGCGGATCGCCGTAATCATGCGCATTTTCGCCCACAAAGAACGACCCAAACTTACTGCGAACCTCCATCGGGCGGCGCTTTGCGCTCTTCTCGCTCGCGCCCAGCAGGTCCTCATACCGCGCCATCCCGTTTGATGACACCAGGCTCAACACCTGCGCCCCGCCAGCGGGACCCCAAAACTTGGTCGCGCCCATCCCCAAATCACATCCGCCATAAATCAATTCAGTATTCATAGGTACTCTCCTTTTTTTTGAAATTTACAAAGTCTCTGCGTCAACGTCCGCAGTCGCGGGTTCTTCCCAAACCAAGCCAAAATCTTCCATCACCAAACGCGGCTCCCAGGGCGCCACGAACTCATAGCCCATGTGTTCCGCCCATTTGCGAATCATCCCCTTACGCGCCAGCAAATCAACCAGCGCGTCATACATCTCATACTCAGCCACCAGCCCTAGTGGGTCAAATCGGCTCTTGCGCCCCTCCACCAACAACCGCTTTGGCAACACCGCCTTGCGGCTCGAATTTTCGAGGAAATAACGCAGAAAAATGTCCGTCACCTGCGGCGCCTCAAACAGCACCGCATGGGGTTGGATGCCCTGGGTAGGTTGACCGCTCTTCAAAAGCAAGGCGCGATGGCGCTCGTTGAGAATCAACTTCGCCACGTCGGGGTGAACGTTCCGTCCCGCTTCCATCTCCGCCGCAAACGGCGTGACCGCCAACGCCCGCTGGCGACGCTCCAGCCAACTCACCGCAATCGTCCTGCGGTAATCGTAATAATTACCAACCGCCGCCACCGCCGCCACCCCGCTCAACATCCCGCTGGCAACCGCCGCCCAGCCAGTCCACGCCGCGCCTGCCGTCATCAGCCCGCGCGTCAGCAGTAACAGCAAAACGAACCACACGCTCGGCGCAACCCACCGCCAATTCCGCGCTTCACCCATGCCACACCTCCATCAACCTATTCACTTTCTGCGCCATCACACCGCGCAGCCACACGCCCAAGCGCTGCCGCCTGCCCCCAAGGGAAAAACGAACCTCCCACAACGCCCAAACGCCATAAGCCGCCTGAAACGCCGCATACAAACTAACTGTCAAAAACGCCCAGACAAAATCGCTCATAATGCTCCTTTCAAATTTCCTGACAAATCGACCTTGACCATCTTCATGAAACGTCCCAACCGATGAACCAAATGAACCTCGTTGTACTTGATGCCCGTCAAGGGTTCATCCAATCAATTGCTAAAAAATCCCAAAAGAGAAAAAAACGCTAAAAACTCTCTATAGGTTCATCCATGTACATTAGGTACATCAAAACTATCAATATTTATAAATATATTGATAGTTATTAGCCAAAAACTGCCACAAACAGCCCCGATGTACCTCGATGAACCCACAAACACCCTCAAAACCACCCCATACATCAAAAAATTTTTTTTGATGTACCACCACCCTCCAAAAGGGTTCATCGGGTTCATTTGGTTCATCCAAAGTCTATTCATTGGCATATTCATCCCAATTTTCTGGGAATTCTGGCACTGGCGGGTCGTCAAAGCCTGGTTGCACGGAGACTGGCTGGTTGACCAGCGCCTTTTCTTTTTCCTTTTGCGCCACGCTCTTGATCTCATCCTCTTTTTTGGTCGTATCGATCTTGATCTCATTCACGCCAAACCGCACTTTCAATAACTCCAAACGGTTCTGTACCTCGTCTGGGCGTGCGCCCGAATAAATGATCACCACAAACCCGCGCCCCAATCGGTGAACAGGCAGGCGTAAATTGCGGCATTTCGTCCCAATCGTCGACGCCGTCACGCCATTGGAGGCAAATTTTTTCTTGCCTTTCTTTTTTGCTCCCCCTGAAGCTGGCTCATCGTCCGCATCGTCGTCCTTCTTGATAACATCCGATGGAGACTTCCCAGTCCCAAGGTTCATTTCATCGATCAGATAATTGACCACCTTCGTCAAATCCGAATAACGGATATATTTCACGCTGCCCCATTCATCCAATTCCGTGCCCTGCACAAAATCCAACAGCATAAAGGCAGGGTCGCGTTGCACCGCATCAATCGCCTCGATAATTCTCGCCTCGGTCTTTTGACTGACTTCAAACTTTTGTTCTTCGTACAAATTCTTGATGACCAGGTTGATTTCTTCCAACGCTTTTTCGGCGCTCTCTTCTTCGCTTGGGTTCATCGTCAAAATGTATTTGATGGGCACAGTTACCTGATTCACGCGAGTCGAAACCCGCTCATCCTCCAGCGAATCTGGCGGTTGCAAACGTGGCTGCCAGTTTTTCAACCTCCACGTCATGTCCATGTTGCGCTTATGCAAAGCCATCGCCCGCATCTCGTCGCTCCAGCGGCGCGGGACATTATGTTTTTTCAACTCAGCCAATTCGTGCTTGATGGTCTTGACCGTCAAAAACCGTCCCTCAGTGGCGACCTGCGGAAACTTGCCGTACATCGTACACATCTTGGGACCGTAAACGTTGAAGTTCACCACCTCGAACTCAACCGTTCCATCAGAATTTTTGAACGACGTCATCATCGGAACGTATGCCTGCTCTTTCATTGCCCCAATATTGAGCATTACAACACGGTCGTCGAACTCATCCATGTCGTCTTTGATTTCATCGAAGAACATCGTCCCTCGATACATGTGGCTCATGTGCTTGAACGATGCCGCGCTCCCCACGCCCGAAGACTTGGTCAAACGATAGCAGACATAACCAACCCGCATCGTGATTGCGCTCTTCCCCGAATCACTCTCTCCCTGGGCGCGGAAATAAGAAAGCTCATCGAAACAATCGTATAGCCAAGTAAACTGTGCATAATATGCAGCCAACTTATATTCCAGCGGATTGTCCAGCAAAAAAGACCGCCGCATATAATCGTCGTTGTACTTCAACAAGTCCCGCGTCGATTTCTCGACGCCCAAATCCGACGCAAACAACACGCCGCCCATTTCTATATTTGGGTCTACCTTCGGGTAATATCGTGTCCCCTTGATGTCCAGTTTCCAGTCCTTCCCAATCCGCCCCTCTGGATCGCGGTAGGCAAACATCGCCTTCTTCATGTCTGGGTTCCACAAATAATCCACCAGCCAGCCCTTGTTACTGCCCTCCTCCACAGGAAACCACCCGCCATAAATGAAAGCCGTCTTTTCAGGCTTGCTTTCATCTGTAGTCTTTTCGTCTCTTTCCCCCAGTGCGTCTTTCAACCCTTTATTGAATGCACTCGTCGAGATACCCATCGCCTTGATAAAATCTCCAAGCATCTGGTTTGCTTTTTTCTTCCCCATCTTGGCGATAATTTCATAGGCCCTCATCATCGCGCCGATCTTATCCTCTGCCGATATATCCCTGCGTTTCTGTTTCGCCGCAGCCTCTTTTCCTGCCACTAACGCCACCACAGGCGCAATGTTCAGCCGTATCCGCATTCGTTTCGCTTGGCTGTCCTCAGACACGCCCGTTGACGCATAATACTGACGCAGTTCATTCGCGTCTTTGATTTTTCCGCCCCGCGTGGCGGGGTATTTGACAATCTGCGTCAGCGGTCCCCACAAATCGACAATCGGATATTCGTCGTTCGTGCCGCGCCAGGCTTCCTCGCCTGCCTCATCATTATCCAATGCGCAGTACCGCGTCTCGTGCCGCTCACGTAGTTCCTTTCCCCAATAATCATCCAGCGCCGTCCCTGCCCGCGCCAAAACGTTGAATCCCCATTGGGCAAACGTAATCGCATCCGCCTGCCCCTCAACGTCAACAATATGGTTTGCTTTCGCGCTATAGTTCCATGCGAAATATGGCTGGCGTTCGCCAACCAATCCCTTGCGCGGGTTATATGACTTCTTCGCCTTATCTGGTTCGCTGGTTAGTTTCCCATCTTCGGTCTTTGCCAAATTCCGCGCAGATAAATAGGTCACTTTGTGAAAATACACATGCGGGTAAATCAGTCTTGGCTTGCTCATAAAGCCAGAGATATACCCCTTCAAAACATCGTCATTGCTGATGACATCTTTCAGCCCCAATTCACTTTCCCATTTATCGCGCAGCTTTGCCACGTCGCCCCTATACCCCATAATAGCAACAGCAGCAGGAGCATCCGCCGCAATATTATTCATTGCCAACGTCTCGCGCATTTCTTTGTATTCAGCCAGCGACCCAAACCCCGTAAATCCGAGTCGTGCATTTTTGATTGTCTCGTCTGTCCATGCCCGCCCGCGCCCGTAGTCCATCGCCGCAGCAGTAGCAGACATCCATTTTTCGAACACCTTTGCCGCTACCGAAAAAGCATCTTCAACCACACGCGCTGCCATCCACGCCTTTGTATCCTTGTGCGTCCATTCAGGCAACGTCACGCCCGCCCGCTTTGCCGCATACTCCACCGCAGACTTCATATCCATGCCGCGTTCATTGATTAGGTAGTCGAATACCGACCCGCCGCGCGAGTGCTTGTTCCAGTAGTAGTAGAACTGACCACCCTTCCCACGAGTTACCACCAACCCATGCGTCCCGTCTCGATCACCACGGTATTCGTTCCCGCTCCCTCTCAGCGGGTAATCTTCCTTAATAATCTCGACAAGGTTGATGCGTTTTTTGATGTCGTCAAATACGTTGCTGTCCATGCTACCGTCCGTGATACTTAGATTTTTTCAAGCCGTCCAAGATACCTACAAGCCTTTTCTGCCATTTTTGTAAAAATTCTCGACACGCGGAGCCTTACACCCAAGAGCCCCACCCCGCCCGGAGAATTCAGCCCTCCCCCCCTACCTCCCCCACCCATGCGACATAACCCCACGTTATGTCGCATCCTTTTTTGACCGTCAGAACCGTTTTCTACACCCCGCCCCGCCATGCGGCAAAAGGCGAACAAACCGATTCTTTCTACTACTGCATACAAAGTGAAGACGTGCAACAGCATCACTTCTCCAACAGCCTGACCGTCGCTGTGTTGACCTGGCTCTTCGCATCGCGCACCGCTCTGCCAATGCGTGCCAGGTCATGCAGCGCTGGGTCCAGCAGTGACGTGAGGCCTGACCTGCGGATCGCCTGCTCAATCCTCAACACAATATCAGGCAGCACTTCTTCCACATCTACAAGCGCCAGTGTCGCGCCTTCAAGTTCTGCTCGCACCTTGCCAGTGCCCTCAGCTTTGCGCGCCACGTTGATCTCTCTGCTGTGTCTCACGCTCGTTGGCTTCAACATCTTTCATAATCAACTCCAAATAATGGTCAAGACCATATAAAGCAAAGACTGTCATACCAGCGGATATAACTACAATCCACAAAGTTTGAATCACTTCCATCTCACCCTGCGCCCAAAGCCATGCGGTGAGCGGTCCCATCATGCCCAACAAACCAAGCGTATACGCCACAAGCCTTGGGAGCTCCCTTCCCCTTAGCAACACCCGCCAGGGGAAATAATGCAGCCCAAACTCTGCCATCATGACCATTACGAGCACCGTCCACAACTTCATTTCTCACCTCTGATTTGAGCTTCAAATCGTCCTTTATCCATTGCAACAGCAGCAGCAGACTCGCACGCCGAACCCCCGCCGTCTTTAGCGGAAGCGGAACATAGACCACCTTGAACTCTGTAACCAGATCGATACGCTTGCCCATTCATTATTCAACCTTGTAAAGTTTTGTCATAAAATCGAGATTGCTCTCAGCCTCATCACTTTCATTGCGTTTTTCAAGTGCGTCCGCAATCCGTTGAGTTTGAGCTGCAAGCAACAAAGTGGCACGGACATGAGCCTGCATCAGTTCAACCACGACTTGATGCGCCACGTCAGAAAACTCGCCCATATATTTATCTTGTGACGCGACTCCGTTTTCGATTTCCCGATATGTTTGTATTTCCTGGGCAACAGCCTGATTGACTATGCCAGTCTCGACCATCACGACCCGCGCGCGCTTGGCAACCCGTTCTTCTTGTTTCTTTACCCATTCAGCGTGAATCTCCTGGTGAAAGGCGAGCAGTTCTTCATAATGCTCTTCAAAGCCTTCTGTGTCTTCAATATCCCAGCATGGATCTTTCACCCAGCCATCTTTCAACTTCTGAATCTCTTCTTGTGTTTTAATCATCACTCACCATCCTCTCGTTCTTCATACTCACTGGCAAAGCGCTCCAGCTCATAGCGCATTTCCTTTTCACGTCCAACGACCTGTTCCCACTGCTCGGCGTCAATCAACTCTACAATCCCGTTGCGGACCAGGTCTGCCAGCGTGCGCGGTTCGACAGCATCCAGTTCCCAGGATGATTCGCCAAACTTCTCTGCATAAGCCTGGTATCGGCTGTCTGTTTCCTTCGCAGGGTTTTCGGGAGGCTGCCATTCTTCGACCTGGTTGTAATTGAGCGCCAACCGATGAACTCGAACATCATCACTTTCAGCAAACATGCCCAAGCGTTCCCGAATATCTCTTGTCATATCAATCCCACTCGGATCGTGATCGCCCAAATAAAACAAATGAATTTGATGCCCATGACCAATCGCCCTGGCGATGCGCTTCCCCGCTTCATACATTGCCGATGACGAGCTATAGCCTTTATTGGCTGTAAATCTCACATGCAAGTCTCTGCAGACGGGTTCGAGAATGCCGCTCAGCGCATCCTTCTCGACCATGACCTCAACGTGACAAGGCTGCCCCTGCCAGCGATCCACGCGAAATTGACTTGCCGCAGCTCGCACGATTTGCGCAGGCGACGTCCACGCTGTTGGGATCACCGTCTCACGCCCACGGTCTTCAATCATTTCCCAATCCACCAATCCCGCCAGTCGCGCATCGCTGACCAGGTTGCCGATTCGCTTGTATGACTTCACCGAATTTTCGATATAGTCCCTTGCCACAAGCTGGTAATACAACTGGCGCAAACTCAAGCGGTAACCCATCGCGCGATATTCGTTCAAAATCCCATTCGCAGTCTCGATCACCTTGAGACTTGCCGCGTTGAATTTGTGCTCTACGAATTTTTCTTTCATGCTTCGCCTTCCATCACTTCCAGCATTTTCAAAACGCGCTTCAATGCCCTGCGCTGATTCTCCAGTCCGCATTGAACCAATGCAAGCGGAGCGTTTTCAAAAACCGTCGCTGTCGGGTAACCCAGCCGCTCATCTCCCTCGACATCAGCCAACACGCCCTCAATAGCTTTGCGAAACGTCTCTTCACGACGCATGATTTCCCGCATTGCCATCTCACGCGCCTTCTCGGTGTTTGCCGCGTCATCCAGCACAATGTACAACAATCTATTCAAGTGCATTTTTTCAATTCGTCCGCTCATCACTCCGTCTCCTTTATCATCCTTGCAACAATCGGTTCATCGAACTTGTTTGCAGTCGCAAACACGTGTTTCACCATTGCCAGGGCGTATGGCTTCCAATACCAATGCTTGCGCTTCCCGTCCCAGGCATAGCGCATGGCAGCCATGACCTTATAAATAACGCTTGGCTTGAGCGCCTTCTTGCGAACCGCCTGGATAAATGCTTCGTGCGAACAGTCCGCCATTCTCTCGCTCGATAAAATCGCAATTGCTTCTTCGAGTTTTCTGGTAACGACAACCCTTGGCATCACATCACCTCCAACGCCGCGCGGACTTGGCTATCCCGCACGCCAAAATACAAATCCGTCGTCTTCGTGTCCGAATGGCGCATCTGCCTGCGGATTGCGTTCCTCCGCGCCCCCTCTGGAACTCCAATTCGCGCCAACGCATCGTTGTATGAATACGCAAACGTATGTCTCAAATCATGCGGCTTCAAATCCACAACCCCAGCCGCGCCCCCAATCATCTTCACCCTGCGCCAAACAGTTCCGCGTGTAATGCGGCTACCGTCCCAATCAGTCACGACTGCCTGTGACTGCACGCCCCGCGTCCGAAGCCACTCCGCGACCTCGCCCATTGCCGCCGCGCTCACGTCCACAGACTCCTTCTTCGCGCCTTTGCCGAAGACATAAATCTTATTGCCAGCAAAATCCAGGTCGTTCACGTCCAGCCCTGCCACCTCGCTTTCGCGCAATCCAGCGCTGTTGAACAAAATCCAAATCACACGGTCGCGCAAACCAAGCCAAAAATGCTTGTCGGTCTGATACCGCAAATGTGACCCAGCGCTTACCACCGCGTTCAATTTCCCCATCTCCGCCTGAGACCTGTCACGCGGACTCGGCTCCACAGGTTGGCGCTTGATTGCCACCGTCGGGTCATATTCCAACAACCCCTCCTCCACCGCCCACCTAACCAAAACCCGCAGACTTGCCAATCTGCGATTGCGGCTTGCTGGCGCGACCTGTTTGTCTGCATCCTGCTCGGCAAAATATTTCTTTACATCTGTCGCATTCAATTGGCTCGGCTGAAATACGCAGCCGTTCTCGTTTATCCAAAATTTACCAAAGTGATTCACGTCGTTGTAATACGCGCTGATGGTTTTATCTGCGCGTCCATTGACTTGCAGCCACATCCCAAACGCCCCGCGCCAATCCTGGAAAACTTCGCGCCGAACATCAATCTGCTGTAGCATCATTCCCTCCTATCGACTCCAATATCCCATTGTTGATGCTGCAAAAGTCCTGGGCTGATTCCAACAGTTTGTGGTTGCCGACAAAATTTTCCTCACCGTCTACAACCTCAAAAACATTCCAACTTCCATCAGTCCAATCCTTGTGGTACACAAACCGTCGTGGAACCGCCGCAATTGCCAAAAATAAACATGCCAATCCTTGTCCGTTCATTTCTCGCCCCCAATGCCCATTTTTTTATTCTCGCTCAACGTATGCAAAACAACCCCCACCCCCGCTATCGCCACAAAAGCGATAACCAGCACGACGATATACAACCCAATGCTCGCCATGCTCAAAAAGTTTGACTTGGTATTTTCTCGATTGATTTTTGTGTACTTGGCATCGACATCTGGGTCGATGCCGCTGGGTTGCACCACCTGAATAATTTGGTTGTCCTCGGCGCCGTCCCCATCCTTGTCTCCATACACGTACAAATACGATGCCGTCATGATGATCCCCACCAAAACCACGAACGTGAAAACAGGTATGGCAATTTCCGAACTCATAATCTTCCCCACAATCCACAGCCCAAAAAACGCCAGCAGCCCATACCCGACCCACGGCAGGTAGCCATCGATGTCCTCTTTGGTAATCAAGTCACTTGGCGTTTCGCCGTCTGCCTGCACTGACTGAATCTCAGCTAAAAACGCTGGGTCGGTATAAGCGGCGACTGCAAACATGGCAACGAAAAGAAAAACGAAAAACAAAATTTTATATGCAGTATCTTTCATGACAACTCCTTTTGGTATCTGACTAATCCATCTCCCCTGGCTGGTGTGCGCCTTGCAGACGCACACCATTACCAAAGGAGTTTGCTTCGGCGGAGCGCTACTCCGCCTATTGGACTGTGATGGTCTCGAACCACCTCGCTTGCGCCGTCCAGCCCAGGGAAAAATCACACAAATCGTCGAACACGTCCTACAATCATCGAACAAAAAAGGCTTGCCCGTCCCAAGCCCCACCCGTCTTCTCGAGCGCGCAGCCCGTCCCTGTGCGCTCGATGCTTATGCCGCTACAGACTGCTTGGTCGTCGCCTTCTTTGTCTTCCGCGCCTCGATCTTCGGCAGCACCTGCGCCACCATCTCTTTCACTTTTTGCAGCTTATCAAACTCCACCCTCACCATTTGCTTGACCTGTGCGCCCTGCTTGCGCTCATAAGCCGCGCACAGGATCGCCAGCATTTCTGCCGTTTCTTCGTCCACTGGGATGTTCTTATATTTCGCCATTTTTTTTCCTTCTCTTGCGTTGATTTGGTAAAATTGCAATTGGTTGCAATAAAGTAATTACGGAGGCTTTTTATGAATAAGTTCTTGATTCAATTCGTCGAAGCAAATATCGGCGAAACGGTTTGGTTTTTGTCCCCAGGCGGGTTGGTCTCTGGAGAGTTGCACGACATCGATAAAGGCTCTCACTCCATCGGCGTCATCAAAGCCTTTCATCACTTCGGAAAACAAAGGCTCTCTCTCGGCGACATCAACATCGACGCCAATCAGGTCTCCGCCTGGGGACTGGACGAACCTACGCTGGAAGCGTGACTTGCTCGAAGCGGCTCTCAGCGGCTCGAAGCTCCTGCTCGCTCAAAACCACCACATACCCGCTTCCAGTCCGTTCGATAGGCAGACCCATTTCCCTGCACGCATTACCAATCGTGCGCGGTCCAAGTTGAAAAAGTTCACGTTGTCCTTGATACCGTCCAAACCCATCCGCCAGGTCTCGATAGCTGATGTAATCAACATCCAGCCATTCCCCAATTGAGCCACGCTGAACATCCTCACGCGATCCGCTTACCAATTTTTTGATGAACTCGAAAAGGTCGGAGTTCAGGCTGCCAGGCTTGAATTTCCGCGCGCTCTCGTCTGTCGTAAAGCGCACGCTCGCCGCAGAGCCAAGCGTAAGCAGTTCACGCGCCGCCACCGAATTCCCGTCCCCATCTGTGACCAGGAAGTACCCATCCCCAGTCACCGCGTCCTGCAGACTTTCCACCGTCAATCTCTGCCCGCGCTTTATGTAAATCTTCTTCTCGTTACTCATTGTTTTCTCCTTTTGATTATTGCTTTCAGTGTTGATGTAATTTCTTTCTACTGAAAGATTATAACTAATTGCAATTATTTGTCAATAGTGAAAAAATATTTCTTTCTATCGAAAGGTCGTTGTGTGTGAAAATATTTTCTATGGAAAGTTTTTCCGATTGGTTGCTGAACGTTCTAAAGCAGAGAAATATGTCTCAGTCTGATTTAGCCCGCCTTGCAAAAATAGGTACAGGGACAATTAGTAACATCATGAGCGGTAATAGAAAGGTTGGCAAAAACACATTACAAGCCATAGCTCACGCACTCAAACTCCCCCCCGAAACCGTCTTTCGTGCCGCTGGCATTCTCCCCCAGCAACCCCCAGAAACTGAAATCGCAGAACAAATCATACATCTCACAAAGGAGCTCCCCGCACAAGAACAAAGTGACATCCTCGAATTTGTAAAACTCCGTCACCGCATCGCTGAAGAGCGGCAAAAGAATGAAGCAAAACAACCTCGAAGCAAACCTGCAATCCCTTGATAAAACCGACCTTTACATCATCTTATGGTATGTTCGCCTGCGCTGGCTTCGTCACAAGATAAGCCTTCTTCGCCCCGTGCAAATGCTCATCCCTGTCAGCCTCCTGCAAATCATTTCCTTCATCGTTGCCATGCACTTTCCAAAAAACTTCATTCCCATTGCTGTTGCTGGCAACCTAATTGCTGTTGGCGTCGCTCTTTTCCCCATGACCTTTTCCCGCCCGCTCAAAGCGCACTGGGTTTCTCTTCCTCCAAATGATGCTTTTTCGTTTTCAAGAAGTCGGGAGAGGGCAGATTGACCAAGCGTGAAATAATCTTTCTTGCCGTCCTGGGGGCGCTGATGATCGTTATTGCCCTCCTCTATAGGTTTACATCATTCAAAATAACTGAAGGATGGGAAGTCGCCCTGCTTGTCTTCATCACCTTCCCCATTGGCTTCTATATCGCCACCGACCCAGAACGCATAAAAAAGGGAAAATAAATCATGGGCTTCCGTTTTCGCAAATCATTCAAAATTGCGCCAGGCATAAAAATCAACCTCAGCAAATCAGGGCTGTCCACGTCCGTCGGCAAAAACGGAGCCTCGCTAAATTTCGGAAACCGCGGTATCCGCGCGACCGTCGGGCTTCCAGGCACAGGCGTGTCTGCGTCAAAACTATTCGCGTCTAAAACGGATGCCCTGCCAAACCATTCACCCGCCGAACTTGAAACGTATCAACAAACTATTATTGACGCGCAACCCGCAAAGCCAAAAGTAAAAATCCCATTCGGTTGCCTTATCCCAGTAGTATTTGTCGCCACATGCTACCAACTTTTCTTCTGCTCTGCTATCGTCAGCGCCATTATCAACCCCCCACCTACTCCAACCCCAACGCTCACAGCGACCGCCACGCAGCCGCCAACCTCAACGCCGCGCCCGACTCAAACATCTTTGCCAACCATCACGCCCCAACCCTCGCAAACCACAACGCCAATCCATACCAAAACGCCTTACCTCACCCCAACGCTTCCCGCCCAATGCCTGCAAGAATATCCGTCTTTCTGCATCCTGCCAGGTCAACGCATTGTTTGCGATCAACTTCCCGCCGATTTTGTCGTTTTACCGCCAGACTCACTTGGTTACGACAAAGATGGCGACGGCATCGGTTGCGAAAACTAACCTCGCCCAGACAGGCATTGGACTCCCTCACCCCACTCCCCTCCGCCATCCCCACTGGCTCCACAGTTGACGCCTACCTCCGTGACAGCGGCGGAGATGGTCAAGACCGCTCCGTCTCTCGCCAACTTGAAGCCATCACCGAATACTGCGCCAGGCACAACCTCACCCTGCGCCACATCTACAAAGATGCTGCCAAATCTGGAGGCTCCACCGCAGGGCGTGACGACTTCGACCGCCTCATCTCCAACACCCGCAACGAAGCCGAACGCCCTGCCGCCCTCCTCCTTTGGAACTACGCCCGCTTTGCCCGCGACCTCGACGACTCAACCTATTACAAATCCCTCCTTCGCAAACGCGGCATCGTCGTCCACTCCCTCACCGACCACATCCCCGAAGGACCATACGGACGCTTCGTCGAATTCCTCATCGACATCTCCAACGAAGAAAAGCGCCGCCAAACCTCCATCGACAGCAAAGACGGAATCCGCTCCATTGTCGCCCAGGGAGCCGTACCAGGTGTCCCGCCTCGTGGCATCAAACGCGAACCGCTCATCACCATCAACCCGCGCACGGGTCTCGAACGTAAAAACCACCGCTGGGTTCCCGACCCCGAATATATCCCCCGCGTGCGCACCGCCTTTGAAATGCGCGCCGCTGAAAAATCCCTCGACGAAATCCAAAAAGCCACCCAGTTATTTTCCACCATCAACTCATACGCCACCTTCTGGAAAAACCCGATTTATTACGGAACCCTCGTCTACGGCGACGTCACCATCGAAAACTACTGCCAGCCAATAATAGAAAAATCCCTGTGGGATAAGGTTCAACTTATCCAACAGGGATTTGCCCAATCGAAAAATTTACGTGAAGGTTCCCCAAACCACCCCCGCCGCGCCAACTCCGATTTCATTCTCTCGGGACTCGCCCGCTGCGCCAAATGTGGATCACCCCTCTTCGGGCGCACCTCCCACCAAAAAACAGGCTACAAATACCAATCCTACCTCTGCACCCTCGCCTACCGCAAACGCGGAGCCTGCTCAAAAGGACGCATCCCCAAACCCGCCCTCGAAACCGCAGTCATCAACGCCTTCACCAACTACATCCTCCGCCCAGAAAACGTCACAGAAATGCTGCGCCTAATGGCTGAAGAACAGGCAGGTCTTGCCGAACAGATAGCCGAACAACGCCGAGCGCTCCTCACAAAAATAGCCTCCAACAAAAAACAACTTAACAACGTGGTCGATGCCATCGCCGAAAGTGGATCATCACCCGCCCTCAAAACCCGCCTCTCCAATCTTGAACTCGAAAAACTCGATCTTGACCTCGCCCTCACCGAACTGGAATCCGCGGCAGCGCTGGAGTCCAGTTCCCAGGCGCCAACCCTATCCACCGCTCAACTTGACAATGCCCTCAAAGACATCGTCTCCATACTCAAAAGTAAGGAACCCCACGCCCTCAAACTTTTCCTGCGTGGTTTCATAGACCACATCGATGTCGAACGCAACGAAAACACCCTGCGAGGCACAATTTACTACACTCTGCCTGGCGATGGTACAATCTCAGGAAACAATACTATCCCACCCTCAAGCGGAGACGATGATGTACCTACATCCTCCCATCCGTCGGGACCGCCTCT